ATATACCAGATTTGCCGTGATACGAAACAGCTACCCGGAATTGCGGACCACCACGATCAAGACTTGGCAGGAGATCTTCCCGGAGAATGTTTGGGGTCCGATGCGGTGGTCGCCGCCGATCACGCATCACATCAAGCTGCCACCGCGTGATGGCGTTGCGGGGATTGACTGCGAGGTGATTTTTCTGGCGTTGGACCAACCCCGGGATGTTCGAAAATTGCTCAGTCTTGAATTATCGGGGGGCTTCATTGACGAAGCGCGTGAGTTGCCAAAAGCGGTGGTTGACGGCCTGACATCGCGTGTTGGCCGTTATCCGACAAAGGCGAATGGCGGCTGCACTTGGCGCGGCGTCTGGATGTCCACCAACCCGATGGACAGCGATCACTGGTGGCCGAACCTTGCGGAGAAAAACCCGATTAAGGGCAAATACCCTTGGAAGTTTTACAAGCAGCCCGGCGGCGTGGTTGAAGGCACTGCCGAGCATGAGGACGCGATCTTTGCGGCTGAGAAATGGTGGATCAACAACCCACTGGCTGAGAACGTCAACAATCTGCCGCCCGGCTATTATGAGCAGCAGTTGGCTGGCAAGTCGATTGATTGGATCCAGTGCTATGCCGGTGCGCAGTATGTGTATGTGCAGGATGGCAAGCCGGTCTGGCCGGAGTTTTCTGACAGCGTGATGTCAACCGATGTTGAGATTGAGCCGGGCTGGCCGGTGCATATCGGGCTTGACTTTGGTTTGACGCCTGCCGCTGTGTTTGGCCAGAAAATGCAAAACGGTCGCTGGAATGTGGTGCATGAGTTGGTTGCGTTTGATATGGGTTTGGAGCGGTTCTGCCATCACTTGATTGCGGACATCCAGCAGCATTTCCCGAAATGCGATGTGCTGGTGTGGGGCGACCCGGCTGGTGTTAAGCGGGATGAGATCTTCGAGGTCACGGCGTTTGAGCATCTGCGCACGCTTGGTTTGCACGCCCGGCCAACCCAAAGCAATGATTTTATGGTGCGCCGCGAGGCTGGTGCTATGCCGATGAACCGCATGATTGACGGCAAGCCAGGGTTGTATGTCAGCAACAAATGCACGCGCACACGCAAGGCATTGGCTGGCGGCTATCATTTCAAGCGGGTTGCGGTCGGATCTGGGCATGAGCGGTTCAGGGATGCGCCGAATAAGAACGAACACTCGCATGTGGGTGATGCGTTTGGCTATCTGATGCTTGGTGCCGGTGAGGTGCGCAGCCTGACGCGGAACAGCCAGTTCAGCCAGCAGTTCAAGCAGTTGACGGCGAATGCTGATTTCAGTGTGTTCTGATGTGGCGTGACATACTGACCAGCCCGGACATCACGATTGTGCCGTTTCATTGGGGCCATCCATACACGGCCAATCTGCGTGAGTTCGATCTGGCGTATTTCACTGATCTGCCAAATTACCGCGATGTGCTAAAAGCGTATCAGGCGGCTGGCACCGCATATACGGCTATGGTGGGTGGCAAGGTTGCCTGTTGCTTCGGTTATCAGATCTTGTGGCCCGGCGTTGCCGAAGCGTGGATGCTGACATCCGACCAGATCAATACCAGAGCGGTATCGCTGACCCGCTCCGCTGGTAGGTATTTTGACCACATAGCTACCAAAGAGGGACTGAAGCGGTTGCAAATCACGGTAAATGTCCGACACCGCCTTGCTGTGAGGTGGGCCATTGCGTTACAATTCACGCAAGAGGGGCGTCTGCGCCGGTATGGGCCTGACGGCTCCGATCATATTATGTTTGCGAGGTATTACTGATGGGTGGATTGCTCAAAACGCCAAGAGAGCCACAGCCAGATCCTGAGATTACTGCGGCGCAGGAACGCACAGAGGCGCGTCTGGCCGAAGAAGAGCGCACAAAACTAAAGCAGATTGCGGCCCGGCGGCGTGCCAGACAAGCAGGCGGCCAGCGTTTGCTGCTGTCGTCAATACGCGAGGATGCCGAAAAGGGCATTCAGGAAACACTAGGATAGGGGTGCAGGCATGAGATATGGCGGTTACAGCGGTGGTCGTGGTGAAAGAGGGCGCGGTGCGCCTGCTAGTCGGGGGCCAAGCCGAGCCGAACAGCGGAGCCGTGACGCAGCGTCTGTACGAGATCGTGGCGGTGAGGGCGAACAGCAAATGGTGCCATCGCTGTCTTTGGCAATAGCCAGAGCGATTGGTGCAAATATCGGCGAAAGAGTGCGTGAGGGCATTGCCAGCCGGATTGAGGCCGGTGGCACGCCTGTTCGCGAAGGCGGCATCATCATCGGCGTTGAAACAGACGGCACATATTTCGGTCGCCCTAGAGCGGCTGATGTCAGAACCACAGGTGACGGCGAAGGCCGTGCTGCTGCACCGTCCGCGCAGATGGGCGCGGCGGCTCCGCAGCCCGAACAGCCAGCCGCCAAGACAGTGCGCCGCTCAAAGCTGGTGCAACAGATCGAAGAGGAAAACCGCCGCCGCCGTTTGGCTGGTATGCGCAGGCTTGGATCGCGCACATTGCTGAGTGGCGACCGGCTTACGGCTGACACATTGGGGGCCGCGTAATGCCACTGATGAAGGGCTACGGCAAAAAAACCGTCAAGCGCAACATTGAGATGCTGATGCGCGAAGGTCGTCCGCAAAAGCAAGCTGTTGCTATCGCAATGTCAAAGGCTGGGAAAAAGAAAAATGGAAAATAAGAAAAAAGAGGTTTGGGATAAAAAGCGGCCAAAGGATCTGGGCAAGCCGAAGGGTTTGACGCCAGCACAAAAGCGGTCAGCTATGCGTGCCGCTGCCAAGGCTGGCCGTCCATATCCAAACCTGATTGACAACATGAGGGCTGCTCGTGGCTAGTCCAGCTTGGCAACGTAAAGAGGGCAAGAACCCAAAGGGTGGCTTGAATGAGGCTGGGCGGCGTTCTGCCAAGGCCGAAGGCATGAACCTAAAACGCCCTGTAAAAAGCGGGGATAACCCCCGCCGGGCGAGTTTCTTGGCGCGTATGGGCAACATGCCCGGACCTGAATACAAGGACGGCGAACCCACGCGCCTGACCTTGTCGCTGCGCGCTTGGGGCGCTAGCTCCAAGGCTGACGCGCGCAAAAAGTCAAAGGGGATTAGCAAGAGAAACGAGGCGAAGGCATGAGGTACAGTGTTGAGCAGATCCTGAAGCGGCACGATGCCGCGCAGCGGCGCAAGGACAATTGGCGGCAGATCTATGAAGATTGCTATGAGTTTGGCCTGCCGCAGCGCAATCTGTATGATGGCTATTACGAGGGTGGCGGTTCACCCGGCCAGAACAAGATGGTGCGCGTGTTCGACAGCACCGCCATCAATGCGGTGCAGCGCTTTGCCAATCGCATCCAGTCTGGCCTGTTTCCACCGTATGCGCCTTGGTGCCGGTTGGAGCCGGGGCCGGAGATCCCGGAAGATCGCCGCCTAGAGGCGCAAGCCGCGCTGGATCTGTACTCAAACACGATGTTTTCAGTGTTGCGCCAGTCCAATTTTGATCTGGCTATGGGCGAGTTCCTGCTTGATCTGGCGGTCGGTACGGCTGTCATGCTTGTGCAGCCCGGTGATGAATTGACGCCAATCCGCTTTACAGCGGTGCCGCAGTATCTGGTCAGCATCGAAGAGGGTGCGCACGGCAAGGTCGATAATGTGTATCGCCGGATGCGGCTGAAGGGTGAGGCCATCACCCAGCATTGGATGGATGCCGAGATCCCCGATCGCTTGCAGCGCATGATTGATGAAAAGCCGACTGAAGAGATCGACCTGATCGAAGCTACGCTGTACGACCCAGAGCGCGGCGAATACTGCTATCATGTGATCTGGGCCGAGGGCAAAGCAGAATTGCTGCATCGCTACATGAAATCCAGCCCTTGGATCGTGGCGCGTTACATGAAAGTTGCCGGTGAGGTGTATGGCCGGGGGCCGCTGGTCACAGCGATCCCTGACGTTAAAACGCTGAACAAGACGCTGGAGTTGCTGCTGAAGAATGCCAGCTTGTCGATTGCCGGTGTTTACACAGCGGCAGATGACGGCGTTCTGAACCCGCAGACGATCCGCATTGCGCCGGGTGCCATTATCCCGGTCGCACGCAATGGCGGCCCGAATGGTGAAAGTCTGCGTCAGATGCCACGTTCCGGCGACTTTAACGTGAGCCAGATTGTGATCAATGATCTGCGCATGAACATCAAAAAGATCCTGCTGGACGACACGCTGCCGCCTGACAATATGTCGGCCCGGTCTGCCACCGAGATTGCCGAGCGCATGAAGGAACTGGCCCAGAACCTTGGGTCTGCTTTTGGTCGCCTGATCACCGAAACTATGGTGCCGCTGGTTGCACGCATCCTGTATGTGATGGATGAGCAGGGTCTGATTGAGATGCCATTGCGCGTCAATGGCCTTGAGGTCAAGGTCACGCCGGTCAGCCCGATTGCCCAGGCGCAAAATATGGGCGACATCGAGAAGATCATGCAGTGGGTGCAGATGTCTGCGGCGCTTGGCCCAGAGGGCCAGATGGCCGTCAAGACCGGCAGCATCTCCGATTATGTGGCTGACAAGATGGGCATTCCGGCAGATCTGCGCACTACGCCACAAGAACGTCAGCAGATGATGGAACAAGCAATGCAGGCGGCACAGATGCAGGCACAAGCCGAGCAGGGGCCGCCGCCAGAAGGTGAGATGGTATGATTGTAGAGGGATGGGAAGGTCTGCAAGCGGTAGACCCGAAGATTGCAGAAAAGCAGCAAGTCGACAAGGATGACATTGATCGGCTTTATCTGCGCGTGTTCGCCAGTGACGATGGGGCAAAGCTGCTCACCCATCTGCGGTCACTGACGATAGAGCAGCCGACTTGGTATCCCGGTGAGGATGCAAGCCACGGTTTTGCTCGTGAGGGCCAGAACAGTCTGGTCAGAGAAATCGAGCGGCGTATCAAAAGAGCGAGAAACCTATGAGTGAAACTGAGGGGTTGTTGGCCGAAGCCCAGATTGAGGGTGACGATAACCAGCAGCAAGCAGATGAAACAATCTCACACATGCAACCAGACGCAGAGGCAGTTAATGCTGAGGCTCTGGCAACAGAAGAGGACGGCGATGCCAGACCAGAATGGTTGCCCGAAAAATTTAACACTGCGGAAGATCTGGCAAATGCTTATTCGGAATTGCAGAAAAAGTTTTCGCAGGGCAAGCACAAGGCTCCAGATGAGTATGATCAGTCTGTCTTTACACAAGCTGGCATTCCAGAGGACGATGAACTCTATTCAACCTATCGTGATTGGGCGAAAGATAACGGCATCAGCCAAGATGCTTTTGACCAATTGGCTGGT